TGTTGATTATGATTACGAACAGCGGCAGCGATAGGAAAAGCATCTGCTGGCAGGAACGCAAGCACGCGGTCGCGGTCGCTGCTGGCGAGGTCGAGGACGATACGACGTTCAGCTATGTTGCGGCGCTAGATGATGCCGACGATCCTTTTAACGATCCGTCATGCTGGATCAAGGCCAACCCGCTTCTGGGCGTGACGATCACCGAGGAATACTTGGCGATTCAAGTTAAGCAGGCGAAGCAAATTGCGGCCAAGGCCAACGGCATCCGGCGCTTGCACTTCTGCCAGTGGACCGATGCTGAAAGCGCTTGGATCAGCCGGGCGATGTGGGAAAGCGTTGAATGCCCCGATCTGCAAGTTGAGGACTTCGCGGGCAAGAAATGCTGGGGCGGGCTGGACCTCTCAGCAAAAGTTGACCTTACCGCCAAGGCGCTGCTGTTCGATGATGGGATGACCGAGGACAGCAAGCCCAAGTTCGCGGCGTTCGTGCATGGCTATACGCCAGCGGAAACGCTGCAAGCGCGGGCCGAGCGGGACGGCGCACCCTATGACCTTTGGGCTGACGCGGGATTCTTAACCGCAACGCCGGGGAAAAAGACGCGGCTGGATTTCGTCGCGCAGGATTTACTGGACGATGCGGACGCTTACGACTTGGATTTTGTAGCCTATGACAACTATTTGATCGGCGACTTCGAGGCGATCTTGGGCGACATGGGCGCAAGCCTCCCGATCCTTGACCATCCGCAGGGATGGAATAAGCGCAAGCGCGAGACTGAGGACGGCGAGGAAATCTCTCTCTGGATGCCGGGGTCTGTAGACGAGCTGGAGACGCTAATCATGGAAGGGCGCATTCGGGTGCATATCAATCCAGCGCTGCGGTCTGCTGTTATGTCCGCGACGTTCGACAGATCACCCGCTGACTTGCGGCGGTTCACGAAACACAAAGCGACGGCGCGGATTGACATGGCGGTGGCTCTGGCGATGGCCGTGGGCGCTGCGACAGCGCGCAATGATAACCCCGTCCCGACTTCGCCTTGGGATGATGAGAATTTTGAATTGGTGGTAGGCTAAATGGGCATTTTCAGCAGAAAAAAGCCGGAAGCACGCGCCGTAACCGTGACGCAATCCGCACCAAACTTCCTTGAGGTGTTCGGCATTACGGGGTCTGCGGCTGTTTCAATGGAGGAAGCGATCGGTGTTCCGGCTGTCTGGGCTGCGATCAACTTCATTTCAGGAACAATTGCGGGCCTGCCGCTGCATGTTTACGACAAGACAAACGCGGGAAAGAAGCGCGTTAAGGCATCAAAGACCAGTCCGGCTGTATCTATGCTGCACGATACGGCCAACGAGGGGCTGGCTTCCTTTCAGTGGCGCTTTGATATGATGGTCGCGGTTCTGACCGAAGGGCGCGCGGTCACATACATTGAGCGTGACGCACGCGGGCAGGCGATCAACCTGTTTCCGCTGCGCGACTTCACTGTGCGCCGGGATGCTGACGGTCGAAAGCAATACGTCAGCACGGATGGGCCCCAAAAGCGGATCTACGATCAGGCCGATATTCTCGACGTAACCTTTATGCTTAAGGCGGATCACCTGACGCACAGAAGCCCGCTGCGCACGTGTGCGGTTGCCATTGGCAAGGCGGTCAATGCAAACGAATACGGGTCTAAGCTGTTCAAAAATGGTGGCCTACCAGCCTTTGCCCTTCAGGGGCCGTTCGGGTCTGAGAAGTCGGCGGCGCGCGCTGGGGAAAACATCGCGGAGGCAACCAAAGAGGCGGCGCGCAAGGGCGGTAACGTCTTGGCGATTCCTTTGGGCCACGAGTTGAAGCCGCTTGGGACTGACCCTGAGAAAATGCAGCTTGTGCAGACGCAGGAATTTGCCGTTGTCGAAATAGCGCGCATCTACTCGCTGCCGCCCACGTTCCTGCAAGACCTATCGCGGGCGACGTTCAGCAACTCTGAGCAGCAAGACCTTCACCTTGTCAAGCACACCATGAAGCGCTGGGTTGAGCAGATCGAGGCGGAAATGAATTTGAAGCTGTTCCCGCGTGGGTCCAGCCGCATAGCCGAGTTTAACCTAGATGGCCTTCTGCGCGGCGACTACATGACGCGCATGACAGGCAATAGTACAGCTATTCAGACGGGTCAGCTAACCCCGAACGAGGCGCGCGACCAAGATAACCGCCTGCCACTTGCTGGTGGTGACAGGCTATTCATCCAAGGCGCGACTGTGCCGCTGGAAACGCAAACCGGGGAAGCCCCGGCGACAGGAGGCGCAGACGATGGAGCGTGAAATTCGCGGGGGCATTCCCGCCGAAATTAGGGCCGATGCCGATGGCATCAAGGTCGAGGGATACGCCGCAGTGTTCGGGCAAGAAACCGACATTGGCGGCATGTTCCGCGAGGTGATCGAGCGCGGTGCATTCAAGGATGCGATTGGCCGTGATGATGTGGTGTTCCTGATTAACCATGACGGATTGCCCTTGGCGCGCACACGCTCGGGCACGCTGAAACTGTCCGAGGATGATCACGGCCTGAAGATCGAAACCACGCTGGACCCTGACGACCCAGACGTTAAGTCGATCTCAGGCAAGATGAAGCGCGGCGATCTGGACAAGATGAGCTTTGCATTCTTTCCCGAAGTCCAAGAATGGGACGAGGAAGGCGACACGCCGCTGCGGACGATCAAGAAGGCGTCATTACACGACGTGTCTATCGTCACGAGTCCTGCCTATGATGGCACGGAAATAGCGCTGCGAAGCCTTGCGGCATCGCGTGATAAGCGCGCCCCTCTGCGCTACAGGACAAAAGAAATTCTTGCGCGTCAAATCGACCAGAGGATGCGCGAATACGAATAACGGCGGCTCTCGCTGTTGGCCCACATCCTGCGCATTGGGCAAGCGCTGGACTGAACGCTGTGAAGCGTCCTGATCCTTTAAATGGAGGCCTAACCAATGGCTACTATCAAAGAACTGCGGGAGCAGGCAGCTAAGACGCTGACCGAAGCCCGCTCGATGCTGGACGGCATCAACGACAAATCCACCAAAGAGCAACGCACCGAGGCGGAGCAATCTGTTGACAAGGCGCTGGCCGAAGTCACGGAAATTGAGGCCCGCGCTGATCGGCAGGGCAATCTGGAAGCGGCTGAAAAGCGCGCCGAAGAAGCCCGCGAAGCCGAAGAACGCGCTGACCGCGAGGCCAACCGCCCCGGATCGAAGCCCGGCGAAGCCCACAAGGGCGGCGATATGGACTATCGCACTGCGTTCCATGAGTATCTGCGCGCGCAGGGCCAGAAGGGCGACATGCCGAGCGAGGCCCGTGCCGTTCTGGAGCAGGGCTTCACGGAGGTTGAGCATCGTGCGCAAACCACGACCAGCGCAGCAGGCGGGTACACGATCCCGACCGAACTAGCCAACATCATGGTCAAGTCGATGCTCGCTTGGGGGCCAATGTATGATCCCGGCGTGACAACTGAGATCGTGACCAGCGGCGGCGGCGCAATCACTATGCCGACCGTCAACGACACCACGACAGCCGTGGTGAAGCATGTCGAGGGCACCACTCTGACCGACGACGGCGGATCTGATGTGACCTTTGGCGAAAAGACGCTGAACGCTTACCCGTTTAATACCGAATGGTTGCGTGTTTCCAAGGAGCTTGCTGACGACAGCGTGTTCGCAATGGAAACCATTCTCGGCAACCTGCTGGGCGAGCGTCTTGGTCGTCGCGCCAATCTTGAACTGACCACTGGCGACGGCACTGGCGATCCTAACGGCATCGTCACAGCCTCGGCGGCGGGCAAGGTTGCGGCAGGAACGGCTGCAATCACGGCAGACGAAATCATTGATCTGCTGCACTCTGTCGATCCGGCCTATCGCATGGGTCCGATGACGCGGTTCATGTTCAACGACTCGACGCTGGCGGCCATCCGCAAGCTGAAGGACGGCAATGGCAACTATCTCTGGCAGATGGGCAATGTTCAAGCGGGCGTTCCCGGTTCGCTTCTGGGCTATAACTATTCGATCAACCAGGCGGTTGCCGGGCTTGGCGATGGTATCAACTCCAAGGTCATGGTCTTCGGGGACTTCTCGAAATACTACGTCCGCAAGGTCGGCGCGCCTATGATCGGAGCAATCCAAGACAAGGACTTCTGGCCCGGCTTTGGCATCGCTGGCTATATCCGCTTTGACGGCGAATTGGCTGACACGGCTGCCGTTAAGCACATGGCGCTCGCGGCGGTCTAAGACGGTTTCTCAAGGGGGCGGGCAATCTGCCCCCTTTCCTAAACCGATGGAGGAATACACCATGCAAGTTAAACTATTGATCGCCCGCGCCACGGCAACGGGTTCTGAGAACCGAGGCGCGGTTGTTGATGTGTCCGACGCCGAGGCAGTCCGCATGATTGAGGCAGGACAGGCCGAGGCCGTGCGCAGCACCAAGGCACCTGAGCGTGCCGTGAAATCGTTCAAAGCGGAAAAGGCCAGCAAGTGATGCACCGGCGCGGCGATCATATTGTTTCAGTGGCAACCCCGCCTGTGGCGTCGCCGGTGTCTCTTTCGGACATGAAGGCGCATCTGCGCGTTACTCATGGGCTAGAGGACCCGCTGATTGATGGGTATATCATTTCGGCGGTGGCCAGCCTTGACCGTGACGGCGAGTTGGGCCGGGCAATTTCGACGCAGACCATTGACGAAGCATTTCAGTATCCGTCCAAAGACGTCTATTTGAAAGTGACGCCAGTTCAGGCGCTGGTGAGTGTCAAGTATTACGACGCGGCAAATGTTGAACAGACCGCGACCCTATCTGACTTTACGCTCTACACATCAGACGATTGGGCATTTGTGAGGTCGGACAGCTGGCCCGCAACCTATGATCGGCCCGACGCCATCACGGTTCAATATACTGCGGGATATATCACCGTGCCTGCTGGGATTGTTCACGCCATCAAGATGATCGTGGCGCACTGGTACGAGAACAGGGCCGACACCAGCGAGACTGCTTTGACTGAGGTTCCGCGCGCTGCGGCACACCTTATCAACCTGCACCGGAGCGGATGGTATGGGTAAGGCTGGCGCAATGGATCAGTCGATCACATTCCAGCGCCAGGCGGCAACGTCTGACGGCGGCGGCGGCGAGACATACACATGGGCCGACTTCTCCACTGACGCGACTGTGTGGGCCAACATAAAAGCCAAGTCGGGCCGTGAAAGTGTGGACGAGGGCCGCGTGAACGCGACCTTCACTGTTCTGTTTACTGTCTATCATCGCAGCGACGTGCTGGTCACAGATCGCATCGTTTGGAACGGCACGAACTATAACATTCGCGGCATTCGAGACGAGGGCGGGCGCGAGTTGCGCTTGGTTATTGAGTCCGAGCGGGGCGTGGCGCAATGAAAATGGAAATGAGCATTGAAGGCATTGCGGACGTTAATCGCGTGCTGGAAACCATATCGCCGCGCGAGGCCAAAAACCTGATGAGGGCGACCGTTCAGGAAATCGCGGGGCAACTGGCCAAGTCGGCAAAAAAGAACGCGCCGAAGGGTGATGGCGATCTTCGTAAGGGCATCAAGGCCAAGCGCGAGCGCGGCGACCGGAGAACTGCGGAAAGCACCGTGCGGGCCGCGCCGTTTTACTGGCGCTATCTGGAATATGGCGATGGCCCCGATGGAATTGAACATGCCTTCATGCTCAAGGCTCTGCAAGAAATGAGGCCGAACATGGATCGCGTATATCTGGATGCGTTCGTCAAGAAGCTAGAGGCGCGGCTGGCGCGTGAGCGGAAAAGGTTGGGATG